AATACCGATCTAAACAAGGATAGGATTAAGAAGGAAATTACTTCGCTGATGAAAGAGGCGGAGAACATTGAAGTCGCTTAATCTTAATCATTATCGGGAGAAGGGTTGGGTTCATATAGAGAACTTTCTGATACCTCGCGATGTGTCAGGTCTTAGGTATCACGGTGGTCAGGTAGCTGGTCTTATTCGTGATACTAAAGATCTTGGTTCTCCGTGTGTATATGGTTCACCTACTCATTGGAACGGTGTCGGATGTGCATCGATGTATGACAAGGTTCTTTGGGGTCTGTATACGGCACCATTTATGTACGATCTCGCCACTACATTGTTAGAGACAGACGAACCTTACCTATTCAATGATCAGTTGGTGTGGAAGTATCGTGACGATGAGTTTGGTTTTCAGTGGCATACGGACAATTCAACTGCCTTCAGAGATAACCCTATTCAAGATCATACAGTAAATTGTTTGATGTTTGCACATAACGTTACCGAAGACAACGGTGGTTTGACCATAATGAATAAGGACAACCACAAAGAGGTAACGATATTTCCGAAGGCGGGAGATGTTGTGTGTATAGATGGTAACACGTATCATGCGTCTGGCGTAAACACGTCAGGTTCGGTAAGAGGTGCATATGCTTGTGTATATGCTGATAACATGGTCGAGAGAGACCGATATTATATAACGAGGTTTTACGATGAACGGAAAGAAAGCGAAACTAATGAGGAAAGCTGGGATTTCGAAAAAGAAAGACAAGAGAAATTATCAGTCAATGAGTCACCAGAATAAAGGTATGTTCGGGGACGTGGTTGCTGAAGTATCAGCTAAGGGTGGAAAGTTAGTCAATGCCAACTAAGAACGATGTAACTGGGGACACTATTCAGTCAAAGGGCCCCAGCAAGAAGTACATGGATAACTATGACGCTATCTTTGGTAAGAAGGATCAGAAGACCAAACAACGTGAAGTAACTGATTTGAATCACGATGGTCATGAAGATTCACCTGAAGAAGAAAACGCTTGACAATACACTCACAGGCCTGTATAATACGTACCTATGATTAAATTTCAAAAACTCCGATTCAAGAACTTTCTGTCTACTGGGAATACTTTCACAGAGATAGACTTTATTAATTCACCTACTACTCTTGTGGTGGGACATAACGGTGCGGGTAAGTCTACTATGTTAGACGCCCTATCGTTCGGTCTCTTTGGGAAACCACACCGCAAGATTTCTAAACCGCAACTGGTAAACTCAATCAACGGCAAGGGAACAATGGTCGAAGTGGAGTTCATGGTTGGGGCGCAACAGTATAAGATTGTACGTGGTATCAAGCCTAATATCTTTGAGATCTGGCAGAACGGTAACATGATCAATCAGAACTCACATGCAAAAGAATATCAACAGGTTCTAGAGAAGAACATTCTGAAGTTGACTCACAAGAGTTTCCACCAGATTGTTGTTCTCGGATCAAGTTCTTTTGTCCCATTCATGCAGTTGACTGGGGGTGCAAGACGTGAAGTGATCGAGGATCTACTCGACATTGGTGTATTCTCTAAGATGAACAGTATCCTCAAGGAGAAGACCAGTCTACTCAAGGATCAGATCCGTGATGTTAATCACAACATAGAGATGTGTAAGACTAAGGTCAATGCACAGAAGAAATACCTACGTGATCTGAATGCAGTGAATACCGCATACCGTAATGAGAAGGAAGAAAAGATCGAGGAGATAAGTTCTGAGATCGATCAGATACAGGAACGTAACACTGAGTTATCGCAGATCATTGCGGAACGTCAGCCACCTCTCATGGATAACATTGCGAGTCTTGCTAAGAAGAGTAAAGAACTGACAGAGTATATGTCTACGTTCAAGTCACAGATCAAGTCTCTTGTGAAGGAGTCTAAGTTCTTTGAGGAGAACGAAGTGTGTCCTTCGTGTGATCAGGATATCTCTCAAGAGATCCGTGATGATAAGGTCGCCAAGGCAAAGAGGAAGGCGAAGGGTCTGAACGACACTATGGTCTTGGCCAAGGAGAAGGAGGCGGATCAACGGTCTCTCCAAGAATCCTATGATGCCATGATGGAGTCGTTACGTAATTATACTAATGAGTTGAACAATAACAACCAGACCATCTCTCGTTTACAAAAGAACATTTCTGCTGTACAGTCAGAGTTGTCTAGGATTCACGATGACACTGGTGATCTAGAGACGGCTAACAAAGAGTTGGATAGTCTACGTGAAGAAGAACTAACGTTGACCGAAGACAAGTATAAGTTAAATGAACAGTTCTCTTATAACCAAGTCAATGCAGAACTGCTTAAAGATACAGGTATCAAAACTAAGATCATCAAACAGTACATTCCGGTGATCAATCAGTTGACCAACCAGTATCTACAGATTCTAGACTTCTTTGTACACTTTGATTTGGACGAGAGTTTCCAAGAGACTATTCGATCACGTCACCGTGATGCATTTACGTATGACTCATTCTCTGAGGGTGAGAAACAACGTATCGATCTATCCCTACTATTTACGTGGAGACAGATTGCGAAGATGAAGAATTCAGTTGCGACTAACCTATTGATTCTGGATGAGACATTTGACTCGTCTCTGGATGATGATGGTGTAGACAATCTGATGAAGATTATTAACAGTCTGGGTGAAGATACCCATGTGTTTGTGATCTCACACAAAGGCGAACTAGAAGATGCGGCTTTCGAGAGACGTATCGAATTTGTCAAAGAAAAAAACTTCTCGAAAATGAAAGAAGCGGCTTGACTCTGACAGCCGACTGTGGTATAATATGAAACTTAACAACCGATCAATCTAGGAATTAATTATGGAACTATCTGATAAAACTCTTACGGTACTCAAGAACTATGCGAGTATCAACCCCAACATCGTATTCTCTGAGGGACAAAACCTCAAGACTATCTCTGTTGCCCGCAACGTAATGTCGCAGACATCTATCGAAGAGATCATGCCAAATAACTTTGGTATCTATGACCTCAACGAATTCTTGTCTGTACTGGCCTTGGTGGACAAACCTAATCTATCTTTCGCAGAACACTATGTGAACGTAGGTGACTCTACTGGTCGTAGTAAGATCAAGTACTACTATACTGACAAAGACATGTTGACCACTCCTACCAAGGATATCATCATGCCGGAAGCAGACGTTACGTTTACACTAGATATAGACACATTATCAAAAGTCAAACGTGCGGCATCTGTGTTGGGTCACAGTGAGATTTCGATTACGCCTGCAAGTGGTGCGGTTCGTCTATCAGTTATTGATAGTAAGGATGCGACATCAAATGCGTTTTCCATTGACGTGGAAGGTACGTATGATAGTGAGACACCGTTCAACTTCATTATGAATGTGAACAACCTTAAAGTAGTAAATGAAGACTTCACTGTAAGAATGAGTAAGAAACTTATCTCTCAGTTCAAGTCACAACAATCAGAAATCGAGTACTTTATTGCACTCGAAAAAACATCTAAGTATGGAGCATAACATGTCAGACCAAGAACAGTTGAATGATTTAGCAAACCGTGTAGCACGATCGTGTGTTGCGGTAATCGACACCGTAGTACAACGTGGCGGTTTTAAAGGGGAAGAACTCACCACCATTGGTCAATTACGTGATCAAGCGGTACAGGTGATTAATATGGTTGAAGCTGCACAGGGTGCCGAAGAAGCAGAGGAGTAGGATGATGGAAGCAACTGATATTGCTGTAGGGGTGTATATTCTAATTGGACTTTCCATATGTGGATGGTTTCTCTCTAAATCGTTTAACCGTGAGTTTATGGAGAACAGTCGAGAAGCACAGGATCGTATAGAGTCTGCACGTAAGTCAATCGAAGAGTTGCATAGTAGTCTAGATGCGACTCGCGCAGAAGAGTTTGACGGACTTACTAAAGCTAAGTTGCGTATCATTGCTGAAAAACGTGGGATTAAAACTAATACCCGCATGACCAAATCTCAGATACTGGTACTCCTACGCCAGAAGTAAATCTTGATCGGTTAGGTTTTTATGGATTTTTTTCCTCAATAAAAAGTCCCACTAATGCTTGACTTGATTATATCAACTGTGATATAATACCTTTTTTATTATGGAGAATCGAATGTCTAATGACTTTCTATGGGTCGAGAAATATCGTCCCGCAACTATCGCAGATACTATCTTATCTGCACCCCTCAAAAAAGTATTCCAAAAAATCGTAGAGACAGGTGATGTCCCGAACATGATGTTCGCGGGTGGAGCTGGTACTGGTAAAACCACTGTCGCAAAGGCAATGTGTAATGAACTGGGTCTTGACTACATCATCATCAATGGTTCCGATGATCGTAATATCGATACTCTACGTGGTAAGATCAAACAGTTCGCCTCATCTGTATCTCTCTCTGGTGGTTACAAAGTTGTAATCCTAGATGAGGCGGACTACCTTAACGCAAACTCTACGCAACCCGCACTCCGTGGTTTCATCGAAGAGTTCTCTGACAACTGTCGATTCATACTCACTTGTAACTTCAAGAACAAGATCATCGAACCTCTCCATAGTCGATGTAGTGTGTATGAGTTCAACAACAGTAAGAAGATCCTCGCTGGTCTTTGTCAACAGTTCATGCCCCGTCTACAGAATATTCTCGATACGGAAGGTGTGACATATGCTGACAACGTTATTGCAGAACTGATCATGAAGTATGCTCCCGACTGGAGACGTGTGATCAATGAGGCGCAACGTCACTCTATTGGTGGTGCATTAGAAACCAATGTCCTAATCGAAACTTCTAATAATTACAATGATCTCTTCACTCATCTCAAGGGTAAGGACTTCAAGAAGATGCGATCGTGGGTAGTAAACAATATGGATGTCGAACCCGCTCAAGTGTTCCGTGGTGTCTATGACTCTATGGAAGGTCGAGTGGCCCCTAACTCAATACCGCAACTCGTATTAATCCTCGCTGATTATCAATACAAGAATGCATTTGTTGCAGACCACGAAGTCAATCTGGTTGCGTGTCTCACAGAATGCATGGCAAACGTGGAGTACTTATAATGGATATTCATGTAGTAACAATGTTAGAACGTGGTGGTAGTACTGGTTATCCTAGAACTACCGACAGGGCATATATCGCTGGTGTCTTTGATGATCTGGCCAAAGCAATTACTGCGGGTGAGATCGAAGAGGCATGGCAAGACAACCATTACGCTTATACGATCACCAAACACGAACTGAATACATGTGAGAACTGGCAAGATAAAATGTCTTATGTTGAGGATAAAGGCACCCAACTGACTTTCAACTTTGGTATGCAGAATGTTAGATTCGACACGTAAACGTCTTTGGAGACTATGGGCAAAATCCCTTGGTGAGAAAGAGGGAACTACCGATCGTGAGGCTGATCAGATCGCAATGATTCGCACCGTAGTTGTACTGGTTAATTTCATAACTTGTTTCGTTATCATAGCGGGGAATATACACTCATGGTAGATAAGTGGAAGAAAGCACATATGGAAGTCGCAGAGAGATACGCACAACTTTCATCTGCGGAACGACTGAAGGTCGGTTGCGTTATTGTTAAAGATAATCGTGTTATAAGTATAGGGTACAACGGTATGCCTTCCGGATGGGATAATGCTTGTGAACACATAGTTTATCCGAGGGGTTGGAGTCCTACGAAGGGCATACAGTTGGAACAGACTACCAAGGATGAGGTACTACATGCGGAAACTAATGCCATCGCAAAGGTTGCCAGAAGTATGGAATCGTGTTATAATGCGGATCTATATACAACAACCGCCCCCTGTATGGATTGCGCGAAATTAATCTATCAGTCAGGCATTAGTACTGTCTATTACCGATCACCTCACTTGAGGTGTGATGACGGTATTAATTTCCTAAACAAATGTGGTACTAAGGTAGAACAAATATGAATCCTTTTGAGATAGTAAAACAGATCACGTTCGAGAAAAAAGATATAATTATAGATCGCGAGTCAGAGAAGGCCTACAATCCTTTTATGATCAATCGGTCACTATCTTACTTCAATGACACTGTTTTATTTGCAAATGAAATGAATCGTTATTGGCAAGTTGATGCAAGGTTACAATTTCAGTTTTTACTAAATATAGTTAGGAAACGTAAAAGGTTTTCCAAATGGGTTAAACCCGAAACTGACAGTGACATTGATGCGGTAAGAGAATATTATGGATATAGTAATGCTAAAGCCATTCAGATCCTCCCTCTCTTATCCTCCGATCAAGTTGCAATAATAAAAAATAAGGTGAAAAAAGGTGGACGAAAATAATATCGTAGAATGGAGTGTCTCTAAAATGTTAGAGATAACCTTGACGGAACCAGACGACTTTCTCAAGGTAAGGGAAACACTTACCAGAATTGGCGTTGCGTCTCGTAAAGAGAATAAATTATTTCAAAGTTGTCATATATTGCACAAACAGGGAAGATACTTTATTGTGCATTTCAAAGAATTGTTTATGTTGGATGGCAAGAAATCTAACCTCGAACTATCGGACATTCAGAGAAGAAACACTATCGCAACACTATTGGCTGACTGGGGACTCGTAGAGATCCAGACACCCGAAGTTGCAAAAGACTGCGCTCCAATGCGACAGATTAAAATCATTGGATTTAAGGAGAAGGACGAGTGGGAACTCTGTCCGAAATATAATATAGGTAACAAGTGATGGAATTTTTTGGTATATTTGACGGAGATGATAAAGAAGATTGTATTGCGGAGAAGAGACCTTTCCGTGGTACACTTCCTATCGAAATGACATATGACTGGTCTCAGTATATGGCCATGTTGGATACTCACCCAAAAGACGCTTGTGATACCAACACCAGTAAAATGCGGATAGGTCTTAATGCCTTTCACGATAGACCATCCGCACCAGAGTTCGCAAAGAAGATCGAGGCAGAAATGCAAGATACATTTGCGTTACACGGAAACAAGATCACAAACATTGCGTTTAGTGGGTTTGGATATGCTAGTGATAGTTATCCTTGGCACAAAGATTCGATGGACGTGTTCTTGGTTCAGGTAATCTCCACGTTACAACTGAAGGTTGAAGGTGTCAACAATGACGAGTTCTTCGACTTCAAGCCTGGCGATTACATATGGATTCCCCGTGGCACACATCACCAAGTGGTACCAGAGATTAGTCGGGTAACATTTAGTTTTGGTGTCGAAGGTAATCCAGACCCTAGTGTATACTTCTAGGTCATTACTTTTAGTTATAACGTCTAACAAAAGTATTACTAAGTATAAATAACGGCGGGTATGCGAATGGTTCGGTACCCGTATAACTCTTGCAATAATATATTGGAGAAACAATATGACTAATACAAAAGCATCACAACTATTTCCACGAGCATCCTTTGTAGGATTTGATCATCTACTGGACGAACTCGATTTCATTTCAAGACATGCGAAGGATAATTATCCCCCGCACAATATTGTCAAACGAAGTGCAACCGAATACTCTATTGAACTGGCCTGTGCCGGATTCGAAGAAGATGATTTGGGTATAGAGCAGAAAGAAAGATCGTTGAGCGTCAGCGGTGAGAGTAAACAACCGGAAGGGGGCGAATACCTCCACAAGGGGATCTCTACCAAGAAGTTTAGACGGACTTTCCGCTTGAGTGAATATGTCGAAGTAGACGGAGCTTCTTACAGTAATGGTATACTTGTCATTAATTTGAAGGTAGTATTACCCGAAGAGAAGCGTCCTCGTAAAATTTCTATCACTTAATTTTTCGAGGTTAAATATGAAAGCCCTTAGATCACGGTCGTGCAGAAACTCGGCCGAGTGGGTAATGGAAGTCGCATTGTTTATAGTGGCGTTTGCTACTACTGCACTTGCACTTGCACCACTAGTTTAAAATTACAAGGGGTCAGCAATGGCCCCTTTCTTTATAAGGTTGTTATGAGAAAGAAACTCAAGTTCTACCAGATAGTAATGTCGGATAATCCTGTCTCGATGGAGTATCATGAAATATCTAAAAAGTCTTTCGAACCAGTATCAGACATAGTAGAAATAGTACCTTTCGAAGCCATCACTCCCCAACACGAAGATTGGGAAAACATCGAATCAAAGTATAACTGGAAAGTCAGTCTTGCGGGACAAGATAAGAAAGACCGCAACAATCGACAAATGAGTCCTTCAGAGAAGGCTGGGATATGTTCCCATTTCGAATTGATCAGACAACGTTCTCTCACAGACGAAGACTTCTGGGTAACGGAACACGATACATTCTTGCTTCCAGAACAAGAAGATAACTTCAGACGACAAGTCTACCTCAGTCACCGACTCACTCATGTGTATTCTAACATAGGTCTGTTCATGGGTTGTTATCGGATCGATAAGTCCTTTGCTCAATGGTCACATCATATATTGACTAAAGGTGATAATCAGGGTTTCCCTATCAATGGTGGGCCATATGCCTGTATGGAGAGATTGTTCAAAACCTACATCACCGATCATTATTGTAGAGACGAAGAGTATAAACTCCGATACGAGACTTTCGTTGCCCCTTGGCATAACTGTACAGAACTGGGTAGGGGTAAAACTGATAGAGACATGAGAAGGATCTACAACTTCGACTATAACCTTGATCGAGGAATCAATCCACCCTTCACCCCCGAAGAAATCAAAGACAAAAAAGAATCACTTGAATGGGTTCCAATACCCACCACCCAAGTAATTAAGAAATCATTAAAGGTGACACAAGACCATACTGGGTACGTAGATAGGTTCAGAAAAAAACCTTGGGAAAGACATCCATATTTTCACGTTATTGATTGACAATACCGGCCAGCTGTGTTATAATACCACCTACATTATGAGGAGTCCATATGGATTTTTACACGTCAGTTGCACGTTACGGCAACAATCTATTATATCGCGGGATCGAGAACGGTGTCCGTGTCAAGAAGAAGATCCCATTCAAACCTACGATGTTTGTTCCTTCCAACAAGCGCGAATCGCGTTGGACTGGTCTGGACGGATCTAACGTAGAACCGATCACGTTCGGTAACATGAAAGAGGCGGGTGACTTCGCCAAACGTTACGATGGTGTCGAGAACTTCAAGATCTTCGGTACCACCAACTATGTCACACAGTTTATCGCGGAACAATATCCTGGCGTAATCGGATTTGATCCTACTCAGGTTTCTATCTGGACTATCGATATCGAGGTCGAGTCTGATGACGGGTTCCCCGAACCATCCAAGGCAGACCATCCGGTAATCTCTATCACCATGAAGGAA